AAGACTCAGAACCAAATTTAGTTCTGTTCATTAATTTTTTAAATGCATCTTCTCTACCACCTTCATCAGTAGTCTCTTCTAGTTGTGTAGGACCTGCCTCAAACAAATCACCAAATGTACCTATATCTTCTACGTCTGCAACAAATGCTTCACCTGCTGCACCACCTGCAACACCAGCTACAAACTTTCTTTTACCAACTGACTTGTTAAAATCAGCTGCTTTCTTTGCAGCTTTCTGTGCGTTAAGACCAGACGCGTTCATGTAGTTGCCAGCTTTTTTTGCTTTGACAGCACCACTTGCTAGTTTAAAACCAACTGTGCCTGGCACACCGACTTGTATCAATGTTTCCGCTATCTTACCAATAGCTCTGTCATCTGCAACTTCTTCAAATATATTAATTGCATCAAATGCTTTTTCTACTTCTGCAGCTGTATCTGTATCAAAACCTAAATCAATAAGTTCTGCACCAAGAGATATGACACCTTCTGGTACTTTAATTATACCTGATGCTATACCAGCCATCATAGCTGTAATTGCACTTGTCTCTGAACTTTGCTCTTGTGGGGTAAGGTCAAAGTAGCCGAATGGATCTATTTCTTTAGCCATTTAACCTCCTAATATAAACTTTTTAAATCTATTATATCGTAACTGTTTGATGTAAAATCGTCCTTGTTGCCACCTGGTTTTAATACATATACTTTACCACTTCCTATATCTACAAACCCATCACCAGGTCCAAAATTTTCATTGTCTGCAATATCTTCTCTGTCTGCTTTAAAACTTAAATCTTTTTTACCAAAGTCTGTGCCTTTTATACCAAGTTTACCTTGTCTTTTTAATATATCATATTCTGCTTCTGCTTCAGTCCCTCCTGTACCAGAATAAAATGTTTTAAATCTATCTGATATTTGATCTCTTATAGAACCTCTTTCAATGTCTGATGCGCTTAAGCTATATTTTTTAAATGCTGCAGCTCTTCCTTCAGGCGTGTTAGGGAACTCTCCTGATTTAATTGAAAGGTCTATCATTTTTTCTAATGCAATTTTGCTACCAGTTTTTTTAGATAACTGTGACCCTAACGCTGTAGACACAGCTGCTTGTTTTCTTTTAGCTAAAGCTGCTTGTCTTGCATCATCTGCTTTTATAAAACGCTGATAACCAGCTCCTAGAGCATCTATAGGATCTGCGCCACTTGCTAAAGCAAAACCAACTGTGCCAAGAGGTAATCTTGTTTTTGGTATTGGTGCTAACTCATTCATGATATTTGATATTGCCATTGACTCTAATCTAGCTCTATCTACATCAAGACCAGTTCCATTAGCTAATTGCTTTCTATCTTCAATACCAGACATGATACCATCATTAGCTGATCCACCTCTTCTGAACATTGGTCTTCTTAAAGTTTTAGACACTAAAATATTCTCCCGTATATGTCCGCTCCTGCCAGACCTAGACCTAAAGCTTTCATTAGTGGACTTGCTCCTGCTGCAGCTGGTGCTTCACCTATTCTTATAGAACCTGCACCCGGTGTGATACCTGCAATACCTTGACCAAATCTAGATAGTGCTTGTCTTGGTTCATCGATTGCCATCTGTGCTGCTTGTCTTGCTGCATCTATTTCTGCTTGCTGTTGTGCTTGTTGTGCTGCACCTAATGTGCCTAGACCAGATATTTGTGCTCTACTAAAGTCTTGTGCTCTTGCACCTAAACCTGATTGTAATTGTGATATACTCATTTGGTTAGCAAGATCTTGTTGTCTTCTTGCTGCTGCGTTTTGAAAACCTTGTTGTTGTAAGTTAGCAAACGTTGCTGCTCGATTCCTATCACTTGCTGCTTGGTACTCGGCTCTTTGTACACCCTCTCTACCACCACCAAATGCACCCGGCACACCAAGTGTAGCTGCTGCTTGTTGATTAGCCCTAATTGCTGCTTGTCTATCAAACTCTGCCATCGTTGTGTTAATAACTTGTTGTTGATATGGTGACATGTACGATTGTATTGATCCAGCACCTGTACCCGCACCTGTTCCTGTTAGTGCAGTTGCTGCTCCTGCTGCAGTTGTTGCATCAGTTAAAAAAGGTTGAAAAGATCCAAGACCACTAGCCATGCCTCTTGCATCTTTTTGCAATTGTGTTTCTGGTGCAACTTTAGGTGCAAGTTCTGCCATACCTGCTTTTGTAATTCCAAACTGTGTTGCTTGTGCTTTTCTTTGTGCAAACTGTGCATCTGTTTCACCAGGTTGTTTTGTATCTGCAGTTGTTACAGATGGCATACCTGCTTGTGTTGCAAGGTCTGTTAAAAATGTTCTTTGTGCTGCTTCGATAAATTCTGGTGGCAAGACTCTTGATTCTGTGATACCACCTGTTTGTTTTAATACTCTACCACCTTTAGCCATAAACTTTTGCATAAGTCTTTCAGCTTCTTCATCAAGTAAATCCATTTCTTCTGGTGTCAATAATCTAAGTGGTTTACCAAAAAGTCTCATAGCAAGTTCATTTCGCTCATCTTGAATATCTGGTGCTGATGCCATCTTTGTACCTTCAGCATAATTTACTCTACCACCCACAGCCATATCTTTAGAAAGTCTTTCTCTAGCTTCTTCAATTGCTTCTTGTTGACTAAAACCTTGTTCCATTAACTCTGCAACAAGTTCCATAAATTTTTGTTCATCCATTATACAACTCTCTTCTCTAATTTTTTCATAGTATCATACATCTTTTGTGCTCCTTTTTCAATGCTGCCGTTGCCTGCTCCTCGAACCGCGTCGGCAGTAAATACAAACTCGTTTTTAGATAACATAGCTGGCACGTCATCTGCTTTCTCTTTAATACCCACAGGGACAAATCCACCCTTGTCTCTGTAGTCTCGTTCCATGACACCTGCTTTATTTGTTCTCATGATACCTGTTGGCATGCCACCAGCTGCTAAACCTTGACCAACAATACCATCAATAAAATTATCTTTTTCCTCATCACTCATAGCAGCGTACGATGGATTACGTAGTGGTGTATAATAACTATCCATAACCTGTCTCATCTGTGTTTTTACACTTTCTCTTCTTCTCGCCATGTATTCTTCTACAGTCTCTCCAGGTTCTTGTGGTTCAAACTCTCCTGTAAAATAACTATACAAAGCAGAGACACCTGACGTAATACTACCTGCTAATAATTTTTCTTGCACTTTAGGTGATAAATTTTTTAACACGGGAACCCTACCTATAGTTTCTTCTGCAGCTTTTCTTAAAAAACCAGGTTTATCTTTTGTCTTTGAAAGATCTTCAATTGTTTTTGATCTGTCAAATAATTTTTTAAATTTTGTAGTTTTCTCTGTATCTAGTGGTGATGTAAAACCACCTTTCAATCCACCGCCAAATGAATCAGCTCCACCTAATGCTCTAGCACCAGCTCCAAAACCAAAAGTAGCTGCACCTTGTTTTAGTGCATCACTGATACTACCTCGTTGATCAAACCTACCTATACCTCTCATCAAACCTGCAATACCAGGATTAAATGGTGCAACAAACGGTGCAGCTGCCACTGCAACATCTGCTAATTCATTTGGTATAAGTTTTCTAAATCGTTCTTTTATTTTACTACCAAGACCATACTTTTCTCTTGGGACTGCGTTTGTGATCCCACCCATATTACGTAATTGTCTTGGCATTTGTGCTCTTGTAATCATATATGTTAAATATTGTTTGTATTAAAAAGGCAGGCATTTCACCTGAATTTACAGTATTACTCGTTTTTCACAAGTAAATCAAGACTATGTTGTAACCTCTCTAGGCTTAGATTGTAGGGCCGAAAGGACTACATGTAGTCTATTTGCTGTAGCTGCAGTCACTTTTAGTATCTCACTTTCTTCTAATACTAAAGGTGCTGATAATAATTCTGTTGTGCCATTTGCTGATATGGACTTTGTTCTAAAAAGACTAAATACATTATCACTGGTATCGGTAATAGTAACTGTAATAGTATCGCCGCTACCAGAGTCATCAGACACTAATATTGATTTAACTATAGCAGTGGTTGCAGTTGGTACTGTGTATAGTGTTGTAGCTGATGTAGAAGTTAAATCTACTTTTTTATTTACAAATGAATTAGCCAAAGAAAAAAGCCTCCGCTTCTGACTCGTCCTTTAAATCTTGTTGATACGTTGTGTTTAATTTTTGCACAATACTATCCACATCTCTAACAAACGATTGTTGTATTTGTTGATCGTAGTCTTCTGCTGGTTGTGTTAATGCTTGTACTATTCTAGCCACGTTTTTTAACTCCTTTAATTTTTTTCTTATTTAGTGATGCATAAAAAACCTGCTCACCTTTTTTCTTACCATATTGTTTTTTCATAGAACTCATTATCTTTTTACCTTTTTTATTTAATGGCATTATCTTCTTCCATCTGGTTGATAGTCTATTCTAAATGTTCCTAATTTCCAAAACTGACTGGTGCTAGTATTTTCTACTTTTAATGATATTTCTCTAGCTCTAGCACGTGTGTCTATTTTAGTTGAATTACTAGTAATTGTAAATGGACCTAAAGAAGAACTAGCCTTTGTTTGATTTGGAAAATCTTTTAAATTTAATGTTACTCTTGCATCACCCGTTTGTGATAAAAAATCTGGTATAACTCTTCTTATCTTCATCATAAACTCACCATCACCAGATAAGCCTTGTGAACCAATATCAAAACTACCAGATTCTATGTTTGCTGTAATAGCAGTTGTTTGTCCTCCTTTAACTTGATTTAAACCAGTCTCATGTTCGTAATATGTTGATGCACCATCTGTGTTACCATGAACATAATTAACATCTGTATCTGCTGTTTCTGCACTTGAGTCATATTCTGTTGCATGTGGCTTACCAAATATAGCAGAGTCCTCCCATGCTGTTCTTGCTAATGTGCCTGTAGTCCATACTGGTCGCTCGGGACTTGAGTCTAGATAATTGTATGCTACCATTCTGTTTACAACACCAGAACCTGAGTTTGGATAGAACCATATAACTTCACCAAATAAGTTATTTAATCCTGCATTAATATGTTGTTTAGGTGTAGTATTAATATCATCATAAACATGATCTTCAACTAAACATGGTAGTGATTCTAGTTTACCTGTGTATCTAAAGAAACCATTTTCTGACATCCAATAAGCTGTACCATCAACCTCAACAGCTGCGTTCTGTCCGATCAATCCACAGTTTGTACCAACCTGTTGAAATGAGAATGTAAATGGTGGACCAACAAAACGCATAATAAATAATGCAGTATCAGTCCATATATAAATTGCATCACGACCTCTGATCGCTCCAACAAGTTTAGATCCATCTGCAAGTCTTTGTGTACCTGCAGTATTGGTTGCGCTTGGTGTATACGTATTAATATCTTCTTGAGAAGAAAATCTTATAAACATAGGGTCTTGTGTAGATTTAGTTCCAATCGTTGTTTCTGTTCCAAAAAATATTAAGTGACGGTCTGGAGTAGACACTAAACTAAATGCAGAAGCTGTTGGTGCTCCTGTTATAATAGTTGCTCTTGTGTTGTTTGCTCCTGTAGGATTAGAGTCCCACTCAAAACTTTCACCGCCATTTATTGTAGCAATTAATTTATTACCTAAATTATCTAACGACCACAAACCTGGTGCAGTCACAATATCTCCTGATGCTGCAGCATTCCATGCAAAAAAGTTTGATGCATCTGTCACGGTTGCACCTGATGAATGTGTTGCCGCTGTTGTACCTGATGCTCCTCTCGTTAAACCAGATAAGGTTCCACTGTTATCATTACCAGTGTAAGTAATTAACTCATTATCCACTAACACTGTACCTGATGATGGAAATGAAGACGAGCTGGCCATTGTTAAACTTGTTACACTTGCATTTATTGATGATGATAGTGTAGATGTAAACTGACCTGCTTGTTGCCCGCCCCATGATCCAAGACTCCAACCTGTAGATGCGACCTCAACTGCTGGTCCTACAGGGTAATAATGTTTAACTCTTATACCACCTGATGTAGAAGCACCAGAACCAGATTCATTAGAATCCATTTCTATAGTGAGTGTGGTGTCTGTTGGTATAGATGTTACCATAAATTTTTTATCATCAAAAACAGTAGATGTAAAACCAGAGTTGGTAATAGATGTAAAATTATCTAATAGTATGATATCAAATTTGTTTATATTGTGTGCTGAAGCAAAAGTTAAAGTTACAGTCGATGATCCGTTTGTAGTGGTAAATGCATTTGAAAGTGTTGTTGTAGATTTAATGGGATGTATATCGTAAAATATACCACCAGAGTATGCATATAAAATTCTGTTTGTTCCTAAGATAGCATACTTAATACCTGATGTATTTACAAAATGATGTATAGCTGTTGCTCTACCTGTTATCTGCACAGATCCTAATTGTGACCAACCACCTATTTTCTCAGGTGTGCCATATCTAAAACGAACATTATCACCATTGACCCATTGGCTTTCACCACCTGTCGATGTAACTTGTTTATTAAATCCTGGTGCAAATTTTACTTTTTGTAACATACAAAATCCTTAATAATTAGGCGAGAGATGGTGTGGTGGAGATCTCCCGCCAAATTATTATATACAATATTATTTAGGTAATTTAAAGCCTTTATACCATGCAGGCAACCCTAAAAATGGTCTTTTATCGTATTCGTTTTCTTTAGCTGTTTTTGATTTTGCTTTGTTATAATGTAAAAATACTTGTCCACAATCTTCGCCAGTAAACTCTTCTCGCCAGTGTTCAAGATCGCATCCTGAATATATTAACATATCACCTGGTTTAAGATCTACTTTAATTCCTGCTTGACCCTTATTACCTGTTGGATCTAAATATATAGCCCATGCATCGCCACCAAGATTTAGTGTAGTAGATATTTCACAAGAGTATCTATCTTTGTGTCTAGCTAACACGTCACCTTTTTTATATATTCTGGCATAAGAGTATGTCTCTGATAATTTTAATCCTGTATGTTTTTCCATGACAGGTTTTACTTTTTGTAATAAAGTTTCCATAACCATATCTCCATAGTGAGAATATGTATTTGGCACTTGCTCATCATTCCATACACCATAATATTCTGTAAACGGTGATATGTATCTTTGATCAAATAAAAATCTAGCAACTTTTCTTTTATTTAAAAAATATGCAAAACAAAAATCTGCCATCTCTCTTGATATAGCATTTTTTAAAACACTGTATTTATTTTTTTGGAACGCCGATTTTTTTAATGACATTTTTTCCTTTCAGTTGCATTTTAGATTTTATAAAATTATCTATAAAATTTGGTT